CTTTAATGTGTGACCATAGATCTTTTAGTAAGTTCATAGAACCTCCTTTGTTAAAGTCGGGATTATACTATTTTACGCCTTTAAAAGCTACTTTTTTAATCTGCGCATTACTTGTCTGACCTTTTGGACCTGCACCTTTGTTGTTTTTCACAACGAAAGAAGGAAAAGTCATTGCTGCATCTGATCCAACTTTCATTGTTGGAAAAGGATTTTTTGCAGAGACAGTAGTCATTTTTGCATTTTTAAATTTCATTTTCTTGCCTTTCCATAACCGCGTGTAGCTAGTCTACCCGCCATAATTTTTGTTCCAGATTTATTTACTGGAAGACCTCCTACAGGCCCCATTGATTTGAATGGCTTACCTATGTTAGGTCCATAATTTCCTCTTTTTTTCTTTGGTGTATCAACTGGTCCACCACGTTTTCTTTTAATAACTCCTCTGCCCATAAGAATATCTTTTTGTGTAACTTTGCCATCACCTGATAGATCAGGGAACTTGGACACCGAACCACCGTCTTTTAAATAAATTGTACCATCATCAACGCCATGAGGATTAGCTTTTTTTTCTTTTCTACCTGGTCCTATTTTAGTTCCTGGAGGGGCTTTTTTAGGTTTAGATTTTTTTCCTTTTGGAGTTTTCTTACCAAATTTTTTAAAAAAATCATTAGGTGAATCAATTCCTTGTTGTTCTCTTGTTGGATTTGTTTTCTTTTTTTCAGGCATAATAATTAATGTATAGTTGGTTTTAAAAGATTTAGCAAGTCTCTTCCATTATGGTTCATAATATTATCATACTCTTGTTCGGTGAGGTTATTATGGTACAACATTTTAGCTACGCCCATCATTGCACCCGCTAAAAGTATCTGTTCCTCTTGACTTGTTACACCTGTATCAGCAAAAGTCATTAATTCGTTAAAATATTCCTGTAATTTAGCTGTTGCTGTTATCATTTTTCATTTGTTGTTTATCTAAATTAACATTTGCACGCAATTGTGCAATATCTTCATTAGAATCTATCTTATCTTGAGCTATTTTTGCACTTTGGTCAAGTTTTGCTCCTTCTAAATCAAGTTTTTGTTGATCATTTTGTGCTTTTCTTTGAATATCTTGAGCTTTTAGCTGTAATTCTTGTTGTTTTAAGCCAACAAGAGGGTCTTGACCTTGACCTTCCATGGATTGTTGTTCTTCAACAAACATTTCTTCAATATATTCAGTAACTTTAAGAGCAACTTGACGTTCAATCTCTTCTTGAAATTGAGCTTGAAGGTCTGGTGGTAATTGACCACCGAATTTTGCTGCTTCCTGCTCAATTAAAGGTTTATTCTCAGCTTCAACTTGTTCTCTTGCTAATAAAGAAACATGTTCCATAGTATGAGCTTGCAGTAAAGTAGTTGCTTGAGGATTAGTTCTTACCAACATGGACGACATAAAAGTTCTATGCGCGTCTATGTGTGCTTGATGATCTTGATTTCTAAACGGAACTAATTTTTGTCCAAGTAATGAATCAGAATTTTCTAAGCCAGGGTCTTTTGGAGCTGGTGGTTTTGGTGGAGGAAGAATAGCGTCTATATCTTTTACACCAAGTGATTGATACATTCTTTTATAAGCTTCATACAAGTTATGTGACTTAGGATCTGATTGTGCCATTTGTAATTGTGTTTGTGCCAATGTTACACGTTGTGACATAGAAAAAATATTTGGATCAGACACAGGCATAATATCAATACGGTCATCAAAGTCTGATGTTTTAACACTAGGTACAGCATTACTACTTACTTCGTATGGATATTGAGGTGGTAAGAACTCTTTAAATACTTTTGCTAGTAAATTAAATTCTGTTTTTTGTGCATAGTGTAATCTTTTATGTATTGCACTCATGACTCTTGATCCTCTTTCAATCAAAGCCATTGTTGTTCCTACAGGTGCATTTGCTGCTACACTGTCACCAATTTTTTGATCAGCAATAGAAGCAAAACGTTGTCCTGCTGCTACAACAAAACCTAATAATTGAAATAAAGTTTGGTCTGCACCTTTGTAAGGTAAAGGCATTAATCCTGCTCGTAAGTCTCCACTAGGCGCATCAACGTCTCTAAACTCACCTGGTTGTATTGGAGCATCATCATCTTTAATACGAAGACCTCTAGCTTTAAATCCTGCTGGCAAGTTTGCTAAAGTTCCTGCATCTAATAACTGTCTAAGAGCAGCAGTTGCTGTTCTTGATAAACCACCAAGCATATGTATTAAACCATATCCATAAAAACCAAGACCTGGTAAAAATTTGTAATGAACAAAATATTGTTTCTTTTTCTTTAAAGAATCTTTTTCTTCATAGTTTCTGTAAATAGATAATATGTTTCCAGAACCCTCATCAATAGTAACAATGTAAGGAAGTTTTATTTCATCTGGATCTTCAAAACCTGGAACATCTAAATCACAATGTATTTCTAACAAAGTGTATTGATCGTTTTTATAGCTACTTCCTGTTTCTTTTACACCATCCATTTTATTAATTTCAGATTGAATGTTGTTTGTATCTGGATCATCATATTCTTCTAAATCTACATCACGATAAAATCCTTGTACTTGTAATTTACGAATATCATTTTTTGTTCTTTTTAAAACGTGTGTAACACGATCTGCTGTCGCTAAATCTGTCGCTGTGTACGGAACAACTAATTCTTCACTTGGAATAAACTTTGATACAGCTCTTCCCATTGTTGAATCATAATAAACTTTTTTAAAACTTGAACCTGATAATGGTAAATAAAAAAGCATTTGATCTAAGTCAGGATCAAAATCTTCCATAACATGCATTATCTGATAATTCATAAAGTCTTGAACACGCTGTGCTTGATCTTCTTTTTGTGAATCTGCTTTACCAATAATCTGTGTTCTTACAGGGCCGTTTGCTGGTAATAATTCTTTATATGCTTGTGCTTGAAATTGTGTAACTGTCTCTGATAATAAAGGATGTGTTACACCACTTGCTCCTTGAAAAGGTTGTGATCTATCTTCATACTTAAAACCAAGTAATTTTAATCCTTTTGCGTAAGCATCATACCACTCTTCTCTTGAGCTACTATCTTCTTTGTACTCTCCAACTAAATCAGAAGAAATATCTTGTAGGTCTTTTTCATCCATGTATTCCGCTAAATTGGAATCAAATTCTACTTCTTCTTGTTGTTCAAGTGGGTTGATTAACGCTCCACCGTCTTCTGTCATTTCAATGTTTTCTACTGTTAATTCATCTTCAGGTGTTTCAACAGTAACGGATTCTACCTCAAGTTCTGTTGGTTCCCCTGTAATTCTTCTGTCCACGGCCATTATGCTACCTCAAATATATCAATATGCTCAACAAGTCCACCTTGTGCTTTGTGTGTTTTATATGGTTCTAACATCTCAGGGGTAATTTTAATAGCAAAAACTGGCTCCATGTCTTTTTTGTTAGGTATGGAGATAGGTTGAATTCTATAATTTGGATTTGATACCAGCAGTTGTCTTGCTTGATCTTCATTGGTTAGTGTTGCTACCATGTTACCATTCTGATCAGTAACACGATATTGAGTAGCTCCTCTTCCACTTTTTACTTGTACAGGCATGGTAATCATTTCTGAGTTATTACTCTGTGCTTGTTTTTTTAATATTGTTTCTAATGTAGATGTATAGTGTTTTGGTTTTCCAAAATTAGGATTGGTGGCCGCTGTTCCTGAATTATCAATTACATTTGAAACAGAATTAGGCCCACCATAAAACTCATCCATACCAATACCTTTGTATTGTGACTCTGTAAATTCACCATTTCTTTTAAAAACATCAAAGCGTCGTTGTTTATCAGCTGCTCTATCAGCTGCAGATGTTGCAGCATTTCCTTGAAATCTATATCTGTCAATAACGTATTGAGATGGTGACACCGCATAGTAAGAAGACGCATCAGGATCTTTCAATACAAATTTTCTATACGCTAGTTCATATAGATCTTTTTTAATTAAAGCATCTGCCCACTCGTCTCTATTCTTAAATGGTAGATCAGGGAATAATCCGTCTATGGCATTGGAGTCTATATCAATAAGTTCTTTCATCATTGTATCTAGATTGTCATTCAATAAAGTTGATAGTCTTGATAGATCCGCATCACTTACTTCTCTTGTTTCAAGATACTTACCAACAATCGCATCTACCTCTTCATCCATCTTTGCCACTCTTTGTGCTAATACATTTACTTCAGCGTCCGTTTTCTTTAAGGGTCTAAACACGGATTTATTCTTTTCATAAAAATCCATTGTTGATTCTGCTAATCTATTAAGCCCTTGTAGATTTGTTGTGTCGCCTTCTTCTTGTATCTTACGCAGAGCCGCGGTCAGTTGTTGTTTACGCATGGCTGCTGCTTGTAGTAAATCCGATTGTATCTCATCGGCAAACGTGACACGAACCACGCCGCTCGGATCAACGCCCGATCCTTTGTTTATCTGTTCTTGTAAATCTCTATTCTTAACAACGAGCTCATCCATTTGATTAACCAAACCTGGGCTTATCTCATCTAATTGATCAGCATATTTTGCTATGACAGATAGTTTGGGAATATCAGAACCAAAATCAATCATTATGTCATTAATGTCCGCTGCACTCATTCCTCGTTGATTAGCTAGTCGTTCTATTTTACTTCTTGCTTCAGCATATAAACCTTGCAAACTTCGTTCATTTTTTGTTTTTTCTTTTGTTAGTTTACTTACATTTATTTTTGTTTGTGGTCCTTCTACCTTTGGTGGCACAAATCCATAGCGGTCCGTGAGCCGCGTCCAACCGATCACGTATGTATCTGCTTCATTAGGTATACCAAACTCATGACGAAATATTTGTTCTCCACCAAACATTGCGCCTGGATATTCGCCTGAGTCACCAGGTAATTTATTTCTATCTAAATATAAAATTCTTTCTCGTTGACTACCTTCAATAAAACCATCTTTAGCGTATCCTTCATATCGTGTTCTACTCACGCCATTTGGATTAATCATCTCGGACCCCGAACCTGTTGCATGTACTCGCATACCGCTGATCGGTGCTGATCTAACTTGTGAAAGAACATCACCTTTAGGTATTGGCATGTCTTCATCGTATAATCGCAACAAGGCATTGATACGATAATCGTCGACCTCGGATTTTTTAATTCTGTTTTTGTTTAAGAAATCAAGTAGCTCTTGTTTATTTGCAAATTGATCTGGTGCGTTTGTCATCGCACGCTCTATGTCTGAATAGAATACAGATGTCATTGGCTGGTTTGTTAATGGTGTAACCTCAATAGGGTTGTCTGTACCAATCTCTACTCTTTCATCTGGAGTTGGATCAAAAATATCTTCTTGTGATCTTATTTCTTTTTCTCTCTCCAAACTTTCTTTTTGTTTTTTTGTAGGATTTACTAATTTGTCTTTTGGTGTTGGTATTGGTGCAACCTCGTTAACAGGTGCTTTACCAAATAACTTAAAGAAAGGTAACATAAGATTTGCTGTTTCATATGATCCTTCAGGAAGGTCATCTTGAAATATATCTAAATCTTGAGGAGGTAAGCCTGGTCCTGTTGGTCTTTCTTCTACTATACCGCCTTTAGCGTATTTCATTTCATCCAAAATATCTTCTCCTATATCTAAAAAATCATCTTCTGGCATAGCACCAAAAGTTTGTCCATCTATTTTTGTTATTGATCCTGACTCAGCTAGTTGCTTATCAAGGTTCATCATCTTTGTTATAATATTTCTTTTTTCATCGCCTGTGGTCGCTTCTTTAAACAAAGCTTTTAGTTGTTTAATTTCTTTTCTTACATCTTGTTCCGCTCTGTTTGCTTTACGCCCTTGTAAAAATAAATTATTTATTTCAAGAGTTCTTTCTATATTTTCTTCAACAGCTTCTATGTGACCTAGTTCAACTTTTTCAAAAGGAATTTCACCTTCTCCAAATAATTTAGCAACGTCTTCTAACTCATCATTATAAAATTGTCTCTCTACGTTAAACTTTTCTCGTCCAATAAGAAGTTCAGCTAATCTGTCAGTATCAATATTTTTTATTTGTTCTATAGCCTCTTCTACAGTCCCTCCTGATTCAATTATTCTCTCCACACCTTTTGCTATAAAATCTTTTCCTCGAACAGGGTCTATAGGAAAATCAGCTTGTTTAAGTTTTTCTCTTAGTTTATTTCTTACATTATCTCTAATAAGTCTTTGTGGTTCTGATAAAACATATTCAAATTCTCTAACATATTTAGTGGGTTCTATTGTTTCTCGAATAGCATAAGGCGAAGCCAAAGGAAGCTCATCTAATTGAGGTTTTAGTAATTTTAAAATATTTTGTAATTTATTATCTCTTACACTCGATAACCATTGTTCTTCGTTTGTTAAATTTTTTAAAGCACCTCCTTTAAAAGGTTTATCTGCCATAGATACTTCGTCACCAATATATGCTGCTAAAACAGGATCTTCTTTAAATATTTTTATTAATTCTCTAAAGGTAATTTTACCTCCACCTACTGATTCTATTTCTCCTGCTTTCCATTTTTCTAATTGATTAGATGCACGAACAGATCGATCTTGTGCGTCATTCGTTGCTTTTTTTAAACCTACTATCTCTCCTTGTTTACTAGCTGCTGCAATTTCTGATTCTGTAATAAGTTTTTGTTGAACGGCAGCTTTTTTTATAGCTGTTAAAGTTTTATCTGGTGTTTTTCTATACAAAGCTGCTATCCTAAAAGGATCACCACTTTTCATAATTTCAGCGAAATCTTCAAGTATTTTTCGTTTCTGTGGATTTAATCCTGCACCCCTAACTCCTTTGGGTAAATCTTGAAAAATTTGAAACTGTGCTACATCGACAGCGTCTATCTTTGCTTTTACTTCTTTTACTTCTTCTATTGTTTTCGGTACTATTTTTTCTACAGGTGCTGCAATAGGTTCATCAGGTGTTAAGAAAACGTCTTTTGGACCTTCATCACCTTTACCAATAATATCTTCTGGTGTCATACCTTCAAAAGCTTCTTTACCCGCTAAATCTTTTCGTGTTGTTTCTAGTACGTCATCAATAGTTACAGGTGCCTCCAGTTCGTCAGGTTTCACGGGCGACGGTTCTTGTTTCAACGTAGGAGAATCTTGAATTTGTTTTGGTGCATTTAAGTCATTACCTAATCCTAACATCTCATCTTTTGCTGTAAGAGTCCCTGCTGTTTTTGATGCTGTTGGCTGCCCTGTATTAAATCGTAATGCGAATTCTTGTTCGCCGTCTATAACTGGTTTTAATTTTCGAATTACTTCTTGTGCTTCTTCATAAGATAATGTTTTCATCACCTCTTTGTTTTTAGCTAAATCAACTAAACTCATTTTTGATGCACTACCACCTAGTTTTGCAATTCCGTTTCTAGCTAATTTAATCAAACCAGCTCCTATGCCTGTAAAATCCAACATATCTAAAGGAGATAATACGACACCAAACATTTCTTCTCCTGAAAGATCCATAAAATTAGTGCCTTCTTTTAATTTATTATATGCTTTTTGTTGTGCACTATACAAAAACTCTCTTGTCCTAGTAAGATCTTGACCCATTGTGTATCTTCTAAAACCTAAATCTTCTAATATTTTTTGATTATCACCACCATAAGCTGACATTTGATATAATGTTTTTAAAGGTATATTATATTTATCTGCTATTGCTTGGTTGGTCTCTTGAACTTCCCTTAACTCAGCTAATGATTCTTCAGAGGGTGCTAATCGGTTGTACATGTTTGCAAAACCATCAACTATTTTATTTGTTAAAAAATCTTGACCTGTAGGGCCATAAGCATCTATTTTTTGTTGTTGTGTTAGAGGAGGAGCTACACCAAGATTAAAATCTGTTACCCCTGTTTGAGGATCAGTCGTAGCACCAGGCATTGGTAGGTCTATAAAACCAGAATCGTCATCAAATAAATTTACCATTAATAATACTCTCTTTGTTCAATATACCCTGGTTCATCCACATAATCAGATTCCAGTTGAATAAAGTTTCCTTGACGGAAACGCAGCAACGCTTGTGTTGTTGAATCGACTAAATCGTCATGATCACCATAAGGGAAAGCAGCACATTCTTCAATAACTTCTTCTGCCCAACGATCATCGGTTGCCCATACCTGTCCCGCTTCAAAAATAGGAGCCACGGAGTTTACACGTACATGCTTATCATTGCCCTTACTAGGCGTATAAGTTACTACAGGAATTCCTACTTGACGTAGCTCCTGTGTTAAGGGCATACCAGAAGCTTTCGCTTCAATCAAGATTGTTTCAGGTTCCCAGTATTGATATTCTTCTAAAGCAATCTCTTTGAGCTCGGGAAAATCCCAACGGCCTTTTCGTGATTTTAATAATATAATGTTCGGTGGTCCGTGTTCCACGGGTTTAAATACACCCCACGTTGTTATTGCACTAAAGTCGGCGGTCTCTCTTTTACTAAATGCTGTATCATAACTTTGTATAACATGCATTAAAGGAGGTATGTCATCTTTTGGCCACATTTGCCACCACTCACGTTTTATAATAGATCCTTCTTCAGAGGTTGGTTTTTGTTGCCATTGTGCCTGCCATTTTTGTTCAGACAAAGATGCTTTCACACCATTTAATTCATCAATTTTCCAAAACTCTGGCCACAGAGGTTTATCATTCAAGACTGCAGGAAACTCTACAACTTCCCATTGATCGGCATTTTCATTACTTTGTGCATTTAATAATTTACCTGTAAGATCCTTTGTAGACCACCGCGTCATAACAATAACAATAGCACCACCTGGTTGCAAACGCTGTCTAGGTCCTGACGTGTACCATTCGTAAGCGTTGTCCATGGCTGTTTGGCTGAGGGCATCTTGCTCGGAATGTGGATCATCAATAATTAACAAATCAGCACCACGCCCTGTTATCGCACCACCGACCCCTGCTGCAAAGTATTCGCCACCCACTTTAGTGTTAAATCTACCAGATGCTTTAGAATCTTGTGATAAAGCACTGTTTGGAAAAACATCCTTAAAGTCCTGTTGATCAAACAAGTTTCTAACCTTTCTACCGAAGTTATAAGACAGTTCTGCTGTATGTGTAGTTTGTATAATTTTTAATTTAGGTTTTTGTCCTAACATCCATGCAGGAAATAAGTTAGAAGCAAACTCTGACTTTGTATGTCTAGGAGGCATATTAACAATTAATCTTTTTATCTTTCCACGTGAAATATCTTCAAATTTTTTTGCAATAATTTTATGATGTGAACCTGCAACAAACTCTGGCCAAACTTTTTTTACAAAAGTTAAAAAGGAGGAACGGGACTCCTCTGACACTTTTAGTTGCATTTTCCTTAATTCGTATTTTAGTAATTCAGTTGGGATTTGCTTTTGATTCATAAAAAAAGTTATATCATACTATCTGTTTGTGTAAAACTTAGACTTTAGACCGCCGACGCGAGCGACGGGCGAATTGGGTGGTCGGGGGTGCGTAGAATCAAGATATGGTATTAGGGTTGGGTGTAAGTACCTAGATGTTGTTAAAGACTGTCAGGTGATACGCTGCCTGGAAGCTGGTGCTGCCTGGAAGAGATGCTAGCCAGTCCTGGCTGCAGGTGATAGCAGCACATAAAAAAAGGCAGGTAGTAACCTGCCTTTTGCCAGCCCTCGAGGGTAACTGTTATAGATTAAGTTTACTGCGTGCCTCAGATAAAATCTTCTGACCCCAATCCTTGAGGTACTGTGGTGCTTGAGGATCGAAGATCATTTCCTCAACCTCTGACTCTAACCACTTGTATAAAGCACGCCAATTAATGTTAGTACTAACATTGTTATCAGTATTAGCTTGAATATGATTATCATTGTTTCGTGTAGATAGACCAAGTTGCTGTTCAAGAACTGCAAGTCGTCTAGTTAAATCATTATCTGGCATTTTGATTTCTCCTTTCTAAGTAACTCCTTACTCCCATTTTATTATATACTCAACAAAATAAAATCTTTCTTGTGGATAACTTTTTACTTGACAACGACCCCCCAGACGCATGTGCCGTGCAACTCTTTACTACTATAGTACGAGCCATGCTACTATTCTAGTAATGGAATGGAGAACTTCAGCCACGGGGGGTGCAACTTCTTACTACTATAGTACGGCGACTATTCCTGTTTTGGTAATGCGATGGACGTAAAAAAAGGGGGCTTTGCCCCCTTACATTTGTGTTAGTTTTCTGCTTAGGCGTAATTGGAACTAAGCAGAAATTCTGAAATCAGCTACTTCATCGATCGTAGCTTTTTTGTTTCGTGATACTGTGCTTTCCGATAAAGGCATAGCTTGTATTTGTTTATACTGCGTTGGTACTTTACATTGATGATACGCAATCTCGCCAAGTTTCTCCTTGACCAACTGCGAGTCAATCTTAGCACCAAGTTTTTGTGATACATGAAGTGAGTAATCCCTCCCATGCAATAGGTTTGCATTTTCGCTCATAGACAAATCTATCATCAGTTGTCTATTGACTTTAATAAAGTCTGCTAGAACTTTCTGCATTGTTAAGGCACGACCATACGCATCAACGATAGCTTGTTTATTTCTTTTACTTACACTAGC